GTGCGTGGGTCGGTGTTCCGCCCATGTCCATCAACGAATGGCGGGCGAGGTTCAACCTTCCGTCCATCGACGAGGAATGGGCCGAGCTTCCTGTCCGTCCGCAGAACATCGACTACGTCGGTGGCCCGGGACAAGCACCGATGCCCGAGACGTTCGAGGAGTGAGGGTATGGATCACGCAGCGTTCGACATCGTCGAGTTCAAGGCCGATACGTCGGGGCCGCGTGGCCTGTTCGCGGCGCTCGTGTCGGTGTTCGGCAACGTGGATCGCAACGGTGACCGTGTCCTACCGGGCGCCTTCACGAAGAGCGTGGAGCGATGGCGCGCCTCGGGGCGGCCTATCCCGGTGATCTGGTCGCACGAACACCGCGATCCCGAGGCGTACATCGGCGAGGTGGACCCGGCCGACGTGAAGGAAACGGATCGAGGGCTCGTGGTGGCCGGGCGTCTGGACATCGAGACGTCCGAGACGGCGGCGCAGGTGTTCGACCTGCTGCAGCGTGGACGGGTCAAGGACTGGTCGTTCGCGTACGAGGTGACCGATTCCGACCTCGTGCGTGAGGACTCGCAGATGGTGCGCAACGTGCGCGAGGTCGAGCTGTTCGAGGTCGGGCCGACCCTCGTGGGTGCCAACGCGGCGACCGCGACCCTCTCGGTGGCCTCCGCGCAGGAGACGAAGGCCGTCGATACCTCGGCGTGGGACGGGAACCGGGCGATGGGGCAGTGCGACAGTGCGGCGGACTACCGGTCGATCTGCGCCGGGGAGCGCACCACTGGAGAACCCGGCGAACGGCAGCATTGGGCATTGCCTCACCACTACCTGGGGCGCGGCCCGAACGCGGCGGGGGTCCGCAACGCGTTGGCGCGTCTGTCGCAGACCGAAGGACTGTCCAACCGAGAGGCCGCCGAGCGGCACCTGGAGGCGCATATGAGCGAGGTGAACCCGGAAGCCGCAGCGGAGGTCGAGACCAAGCGTGGTCGCGTGCTGTCCGCGCGGAACGAGGCGCGGTTGCGTGAGGCCCGCGCCACGCTCGACGACATCCTGTCCCTGTTGGAGACCGAGGAGGAGCCACAGACCATCGCGGACCGCAAGGACGTCCGTGAGCCCACGCTGACCGAGGTATGGGCCGTGAAGGTCGCCGAGGCTGCGTTGTACGTGAACGAAAGGAGCTGAACGGGTATGGAGGACCAGTCCATGAGGGACTACCTGCTCAAGAAGATCAAGGGCTACGTCGAGCAGGCCGAGGCGATCATCGCCAAGGCCGAGGCCGAGAACCGCGAGATGACCGAGGACGAGTCCGCGGAGGTCCGCTCGATCATGGGTCGTGTCGAGGAGCACAAGGTCGAGGTCAAGAAGATGGAAGACCGCGAAGCCTTGCGTTCGCAGCTCGAGGCGCTCGGGTCGGTCTCGACGATCGCGGCCCAGGAGACCGTCGAGGTCAAGGCGCGGACACCCGGTGAGGCGTTCGTCACATCGCCCGAGTACAAGGCGATCGTGGCGCAGGCGGCCTCGGGCGGGTTCCCGAAGTTCGAGATGGCGCCTATCGAGCTCAAGGCTCCCGGCGACGCCGTCCTGGAGAGCGGCGGGACCAACGACGACGCGATCGCGCCGACGTGGTACGGGCTGGAGACGCCCGGGCTCGTCCAGTACCCGCTCCGGGTCCAGTCCGTCATGAACATCGTGGCGCTGACGACCGGGAACACGGCGTACTGGCCGGTGGTGACCACGCGGACCGTGGAGTCTGGAGCCACGACAGAAGGCGCGGCGAAGGCCGGCGCCGAGTTCGGGTTCGACGTCGATTCCGCGACGGTCTCGAAGTGGACGGCGTTCGGCGGCGCGTCCGAGGAGATGTTCCAGGACGCTCCGACGCTCACCAACTACATCAACACCGAGATCGGGGTGATGGCGCTCCAGAAGGAGGAGGCAGCGATCATCACGGCGCTGTACGCCGCGGCGACCGACAACGTCGATGGCTCGGGTATCGGGGGGAGCATCGGCTACGACGCGGTGCTCGAGGCCATCACGTCCATCAGGATCGCGGGCGGTACGCCGAACGTGATCCTGCTGCACCCGAACGACTGGGCGCGGCTCGCGGCCACCCGGGCCGTGGCCGGTGACGGGGACTACTTCTCGGGAGGCCCCTACGCGACGCCCTCGGAGACCCTGTGGGGGTCGCTGCGTCAGGTCCAGACGCCGAACGTGCCGGAGGGCACCGGACTCGTGGGCGACTTCGGCCGCGGGGCCAGGCTGTTCCGCAAGGGCGGACTGCGTGTGGACAGCTCCAACAGCCACTCGGATTACTTCGAGAAGAACCTCATCGCGATCCGCGGTGAGATCCGTTCGGTCACCGGGGTCTCGTACCCCGAGTTCTTCGTCGAGGTCTTCCTGGGTAGCTGAGTCGAGGTGGGGAGGGGAGGTCGGATGCACGGGCCTCCCCTCCTCGTGCCCTGGCGCCCCGACGGTGGGCGCCGGGATGAGCTGTGGGCGTTCTGCCGCAGATGGTGGAGCGACTTCGAGATCATCGAGGGCAGCTCGGATGACGGGCCGTTCCGTCGCGCCCAGGCGATCAACCGCGCCGCGGCATGCACCGATGCTGACGTGTTCGCGGTCATCGACGCCGACGTCGTGGCCGATGCCCAGCAGGTAAGGCAGGCCGCGAAGATGGCTCGGGAGACCCGCCGCGTCGTGTTCGCGTTCACGCAGTATTACGCCCTCAACATCGCTACGACGGCAGCGGTGCTCGAGGGCCGCGCCGACCTGCTGGCTCGCACGGACGATCGCAGGCGCGGGGCGCGGTGGTGGACCGACCGGCATGAGTCATCCATCGTGGTCATCCCGCGCACGGTATGGGACACGGTGGGCGGGTTCGACGAGCGATTCGTGGGATGGGGCCAGGAGGACGTCGCGTTCGCCCATTCCGCCCGGCTGCTGACGGGCGAGCCAGAGCGGGTCGATGGGCCGGTATATCACCTGTGGCATCGACGGTCGTCGGAGCGATCGAGGAAGCTGGAGAACTGGCGCCGGAACCAGGCGCTCGGAGAGCGGTATCGTTCGGCGAGCACGGCGGCGGAGCTGCGGGAGATCCGCGCATGAGGGCGAGAACGTTCGCTCGTATCTATGAGCAGAACCGGTGGAACGGGACCGAGACGAAGGCCGGTCCGGGCTCGACGATGGCCGCGACGGAGCGACTGCGGGCTGAGCTCCCCGAGGTGATGGCGCGATGGGGTATCACATCGGTCCTTGACGCCGGCTGCAACGAAGCCCTGTGGGTCCCTGAGCTACCGGGGTACATCGGTATCGACATCGTCCCGTCCGCGATAGCCGCTGCGAAGGCGCACCATCCCGACCGCGCGTACCGGGTGGGCGATATCTGCACCGATGAGCTTCCTCGAGTCGCTGCGGTGCTCTGCCGCGACGCGTTGCAACACCTGCCGCTCGTCGACGGGCTCGCCGCCATCGCGAACTTCCGTCGCGCCGGTGCCTGGGTGCTGTTCGCCGGGTCGCATCGCGGACGGAAGAACCGCGATGTTCCCGTTGGCGGCTTCTACGAGGTGAACCTACAGGAGGCGCCGTTCCACCTGGGGCCACCGATATGGCAGGTGGCCGATGGGTATTGGGATGACGGGCAGCCGTGGCCGGAGAAGTTCCTGGGGGCATGGCGGTTGTCGTGATCCTCGTCCCTTGGCGGGGCGGGGACGAGCTGCGGGAACAGTCCTGGGAGATCGTGCGTCCTCGATTGGATGGTCTCGGTTATCCCGTCATCACCGGGGATGCACCGGGCCCGTGGGCTAGGGGCAGGGCCATCAACGCCGCGGCGCGCGAGGCGGGGAGATGGGATATCGGCATCATCGCGGATGCCGATACGATTTGCGACGAGCTGGCATTGAGTCGCGGTATCCGTCATGTGATGCGGACCAAGGGCGCGGCGCGCCCACACGACCGGCTCCACAGGCTGACGCCATCGGGGTCCATCGCGTTCGCCCGCGGTGCCGCGCTCGAGGAACGCCACATCGAAGGCGACCAGCTCGGCGGCGGATACCTCGTGATCCACCGACAGGCGTGGGATCGCATCGGGGGGTACGACGAATCGTTCGTCGGATGGGGGCACGAGGACACCGCGCTCAACATCGCGCTCCTCGTCAAGGCCGACTGGGATCGACTGCCGGGTGAGGCGTGGCATCTATGGCACCCTGAGTCGCGGAGCCGCCACGACGCGGCGCAACGCGCGAACCGCGGTCGGGCGAAGCGGCTGATGATGGAGCATCGCGACGAGATCATGGCGGCGGAGCGTCGCAAGGGATGGGCTCTCGGGAGGGTGCTATGAGGGTCCTTACGCTCGGTACATGGGACCCCGTCCACGCCGACCATGCGGCGTTCCTGCGTCGTTGCGAGGGGTTGGGTGAGGTCGTCGTGGGGGTCAACTCGGATAGGTTCGTGAGGGCCTACCGCGGTCGGCCTCCCGTGTTCTCGCAGCTCGAGCGTCAGGACCAGGTAGAGGCCCTGGGTTACGAGGTCGTGTTGAACGATGGACCCGGGCGAGAGGTCATCGACCTCGTGCGCCCGGGCTGGCTGGTGGTCGGGTCGGATTGGCTCGGGCGCGACTACCTCAAGCAGATCGACGTCACGCCGACGTTCCTGGAGGAACGGGACATCGCACTCGCGTTCCTGCCACGCGGGCGGACCATCAGCGCCACCGAGCTGAAGGCTCGCATCCGTGCTTGACGTCGTCGTGCCGGTGTTCGCGGCCTCGGAGCATACCGAGGCGATGGCCGCAGCGGCGCTCAGGCGATTGCGCGTCTGGACGCCGGGCCGCGTGATCGTGGTGGATAACGGCACAGACCGCGATCGCTCGGGTGAGTTCGGGGGTGATCCGTATATCCCGCTCGCGAAGAACGTGGGCTACGCGAGGGGCGTGAACGTGGGACTCGCGGAGACCACAGCCGACGTGCTGGGGGTCGGATCCATCGACGTGTTCGTGGACGAGGGATGGTCCGGTCCGATG